AGATGCACCCTGGTATAAACGATAAAGACATCAATGATATCCGCAGACAAATGGAAGAATCAGTTAACGAAGACCCAACACAGGAAGAGCCAGCACAAACAGGCAACTATCAATCACAGCAAGCAGCCGCAGCCACTGGCAAAGCAGACAGTTTAAAAATGGGACTAGGCGGCGACAACGACCTTGACGAAGCAAACAACATTAGCAACAGTGAAGAGCAAGACTTAGACGACGAAGACATGACAGAAGTAATTGACATTGACACAGGAAAAACAGCATTAAAAGCAGAACGTGATCCAATGTTAGAAACAGAGCTAGACAGACTACTACAACTAGCTCGAGGATAACATGACTCCAGAAATAATTATCCCTGATCAGTTATGGCTGATTAGGGATTTCTTCCCCCAAGAACAATATGCTTTTGTTCGCAATCTATATCGCAAAGCAGAAAACAACGCACTCAAGATGATCTACGACAACCGTTTGTTAACAGATTGGAGTGAGACTCGCGAGCCCAATGACATTTGTGCAACTTGGGCACCGTTTTTTAGTGAACTTGCAGGTATCGAACTAAAGCCGCAAGTGGGCTATGTTGACATTACGTTATCGCATGCAAAAATCATGATGCATAGAATACACAGTGACATCAAATTGCAAGTACAGATTCCCTTATGCACAGAGGCCGCAGACACCAATCAGTATGCGTTTTGTATCGAAGATGCAGTTAACAATGTTGACGGCGAAAATGACCATAGTCCATTCCGCAACATCGAACATGATGAATGTTTGTATGTTCCGCACGAACCACGTAGTGCTATTGTGTACCAAAACAATCCAAGAATATTCAATGGTATGATGAATTCAATACCAGAAAACAGTATCCGTGAAACGCTGTGGCTTAACTATCAGTAGATAAATTGTATTGAAATGCAATACTTTGCCTTACACCATACCCGCCAATTACTCTATGCACTTTTTGATCAGTATTTAGATTTAAATAACCACAATTTTCTTTTAGCGGAGCTTCAACATACGGTTTAACATGCATAAATTCTGCACCATATAACGGGAGATTGCTATCAGCAATATGTTTGATATCAACATATATTTGTAGTGTTACAATAATTTCGTTGCTATCACCATGCGGCTGGCACCCAAAATTTGGTAAGTCTAACCAAAATTTAGCAACCATTAAATTTAGTTTTATATTCAATAACTCATTGAGCTGTGGTACCAAACTAACACCAATATCTTGAAGTTTGCGATAATCGTTTCCGTCTGCTAATTGTAGACGTTTGTCTGGACGAGTCACTTCAAATGTGTTGTCCATATCAACATAGATACCTTGCATCCAGTGCAGTGTGTCTTGGTCAAATGTATCATGCACAAACCATAAGTTTGGTGCCACAGGATCAAAATTAACAGTTTGCCCGAATCCGTTGACTTCTGGTGCAGTTGTGTTATTATGTGTCATGTGTATATTTAATCCATATCAAACAACCCAACAAACTTTGCCGTTTTGGATTGACGGACTAAATAAAAGCGCATATACTGTAGTACAGTATATGTTAGGCTATACACAGATGCGTAGTTGCGCATCACAGGCAAATGATAGAGTAGTAGTTGCTACTCGTAGGCACATAGGAGAAATAAAATGGCTTCATTAGCAGAAATCCGCGCACGCCTTGCAGCGGCAGACAATAGACAAGGCAATCAGTCATCCGGTGGTGATGGCGCAATTTACCCACATTGGAACATGAACGAAGGCGATAGCGCAGTGCTACGTTTCCTTCCCGATGCGGATAACAACAACACGTTCTTCTGGATTGAACGTGCAATGATCAAACTTCCTTTCAATGGTGTTAAAGGGCAAATGGATAGCAAAAGCGTCCAGGTGCAGATTCCTTGCATTGAAATGTGGGGCGAGACTTGTCCAATCCTCACAGAAGTACGCACATGGTTTAAAGACAAAAGTCTTGAAGATATGGGTCGCAAGTATTGGAAAAAGCGTTCATATATCATGCAAGGTTTTGTGCGCGAAAACCCAATTGCTGATGACAAAAGTGAAAAAGCAATTCGACGCTTTATTATTGGTCCTCAGATTTTCCAGACTATCAAGTCAGCATTGATGGATCCGGAGTTGGAAGAACTTCCAACAGACTACGAACGTGGCCTGGACTTCCGCATTAGCAAGACCAGCAAAGGTGGATACGCTGACTATTCCACATCAAAGTGGGCTCGCAAAGAGACACCACTTACGGCACAGGAAGCAGAAGCAATTGAATCACAAGGTTTGTATAATCTGGGTGATTTCTTGCCAAAGCGTCCAGACGAAGAAGCTCTTAAAGTAATGAAAGAGATGTTCGAAGCCAGTGTTGATGGACAAAGCTATGACGCAGAGCGTTGGGGCAACTACTTCCGTCCAGCAGGTATGGCAGCACCACAAGGCTCCTTGGGCTCAGCACCAGCGGCGCCAGCAGCACCTGCAGCAGCACCAGCAGTATCACAAGATGTTCCTTTTGAAACTGCACCAGCAACACCAACTGCTCCAGTTGAAACACCTGCTCCAGCAGCAGATAGCGGCAACAAAGCAGAAGACATTCTTGCTATGATTCGTAGCAGACAGTCTGCATCTTAACTAGCAGTGAGGGCAATGACTTTGCCCTCACTTATTTTTAAGAAATATACAAAAAAGAACTATTTTAAATGAAAAATATAATAGATTATCGCCATGGTGCTGGTGGAAATACCATTCTTGCACACATACTTTTTGCATGTGATAAAGTAGATACACCATTTGATAATATCACTAGTCCAAATGATGGACAGGGCAATGTACACAGGATTTGCAAATATAACAACACAAATCTTGATGCACAACATTATAATCAATCATATTTTGACGAATGTAATATCATACTAGAAATTAAGACACATGATTGGAGCGAGTTGTTAAAAACAAAGTTTGGTTATGAGAAATGGTGGCAAGCATATCCAACCGTTAAAAACTACAAACAATTCTTCAACTTTAAATTCAATAAGTTTGACGATGCATGGCAAGAGTTTTATGCAAATTACAAAGATCCATCTTGGCCAGAATGTAAGAGCTACACACATCTACATTCACTTCCACAGTATGTACAAGAAGAAATAAAAAGTGTGTATAAACCGGCAGTAAATGTAGTAACACAAACTAACTTTGTAGAACTCTTGCAAAAAAGTTATGCTGACGAACTTAAATACTGCAAGGAGACTTACAATGCACCACTGAATGGTAGCATTATATACGATCTTGGAGAATACTATTTTAACCAAAATTTTGATAGGTTAAAAGAGGTTGCCGAACTATTAGAATGGAGTTGGAACAAAACATTAAGCAATAATTTTTATAGTTGGGTACTAAGCCATAATAAAAAATACTTAATTTGGCTTGATCAAATGAAAGAACAATGTTATAATAATACTAATAAATGCACATTAGATTGGGAAATAGCATATTTAAATGCAATGAGAGAACACATAGGAGAATATAGTGGCAAAACCATTTGACGTAAGCAAGTTCCGCAAGGACATTACAAAAAGCATTGACGGGTTGTCAATTGGCTTTAACGATCCCACAGACTGGATCAGCACAGGCAATTATGCACTAAACTATTTGATTTCAGGCGATTTCCACAAAGGTGTACCTTTAGGCAAAGTTACAGTGTTTGCTGGAGAATCAGGCGCAGGTAAAAGTTACTTTGCCTCGGGTAACATTGTAAAGGCAGCACAAGAGCAAGGTATTTTTGTTGTACTAGTTGACAGTGAGAACGCACTAGATGAAGCGTGGTTACAAGCACTAGGTGTCGACACAGACGAAAGCAAACTGCTTAAACTTTCAATGAGCATGATCGATGATGTTGCTAAAACAATTTCAACTTTTATGAAAGACTATAAAGCATTAGCCGACGGCGAACGCCCAAAGGTACTGTTTGTAATTGACAGTTTGGGTATGTTGCTTACACCCACTGACATTAACCAATTTGATAGCGGTGATCTCAAAGGTGATTTGGGTAGAAAGCCTAAAGCACTAACAGCACTGGTGCGTAACACTGTTAACATGTTTGGCAGTTACAATGTGGGCATGGTATGTACCAATCACACATATGCATCGCAAGATATGTTTGATCCTGATGACAAGATTTCGGGCGGACAAGGCTTTATCTATGCTAGTAGTATTGTTGTTGCAATGCGCAAACTCAAACTCAAAGAAGATGAAGATGGCAACAAGATTAGTCAAGTAAAAGGTATTCGTGCAGCATGTAAAGTTATGAAAACACGCTATGCTAAACCGTTTGAAAGTGTACAAGTTAAGATTCCTTATGAAACTGGCATGAACCCGTACAGTGGACTTGTTGATCTTGCTGAATCAACTGACCTGCTCAAAAAGTCAGGCAACAGATTGAGCTTTATCAGAGCAGATGGCAGCGAAATTATTCAATTCCGCAAAGCATGGGAACGCAATGAAAATGGTTGCTTGGATGAATTAATGCTAGAGTTTACAAAACTTGCTAACGAGGTAAGTATTCCTGACGAAACTGAAGCGCCAGCTGAAGTATTTGTGGACGAAATCGAAGAAGCACAGGAGTAAACAACAAAATGTCATTAGAGCTAGCTGCATTGGTGTGGAAAGAATGCCGCACTTCAATAATTGACAATGGCGATATTAGGGAAGCTGCTGACGGAGTAGTGGCAATCTTAATGGAACATCACAGCGCCGATGAAATCAGAGATGCATTTAAATTTGATGGTGCAATCAAGATGGCTGTTGGTGATTATCTTGGGGTACATGATGAGGACGACATCGAAGAGGAAGAGGAAGATGAACTGCTTGACCAATTCAATGATGACGGCGAATTTGACTACGACGAGTATTAATACACATGTGGTATAGCAAGGTAACAAACAATCTTGGCAACATTCCTGGCTTTATTACACATTTTGAAGCTGAACTGGAAGTTGCTAAAAGTGAGTGCCGTGTTGGCGGCCTCATTGAAAAAAACATCAAAGCATTACCAGGTATCACTGAGCATCGTTTCAATCAACTACAAGAGATTGAAGCGGTGCTTAACTACCTCAACATACAACTACGCAAGATCAGACGCAAGCACTTTCAAAAGTATTTGGAAGGATATGCCCGTGCGTTGACAAGTCGCGATGCAGAAAAGTATGTAGATGGCGAAGATGAAGTCATTGACTTTGAAACACTGATCAACGAAGTTGCACTGTTGCGTAACAAGTATTTAGGCATCATGAAAGGCTTAGACACCAAGCAGTGGCAAATGGGTCACATTGTGCGTCTACGCACAGCAGGCATGGAAGACGTTCAGGTATAATTTCTACTTGCTCTTTATAAACGGCATACATAACAGTAAGCAATTGTAAGGGTAATAATCAATGAGTTCATTTGGCAGTCCACACGAAAAGCATGAACACAGTTTTAAAAATGTACTGAGTTACATGTATGAATATGATGATTTTATGGACAGTGTTGGGCGAGTGATCGATCTTGGCTGCGATGTTGAAGCAACTGATATGTTATGGTGGGCAAATGCCACCACACGAGACGAAACACAAACTCCACTAGGAATTAAATGTGTTGGCGTTAACACATTTGAAAAACTCAATGTTAAACATAGTAGCATATCATATCAAAATCATGACATTGAAACCTTAAACAATGTTAAAAAACCATTTGATATAGTATGGTGTTATGATCGGTTGCAGTACTTGTTAAATCCATACCGAGCACTGTCAAATTGGTG